AGCCAAACAATCGAATACTTTGGGATATCCCATCATTTACAGTTAAGAACAATGTTCCTGACTGGAAAGTACAAACAAGTGATTGGAATGTTGAAGATAGTGGTAAATGGAAAACAGAAGATACCGATAGGTTCTTCTATGATGTAGAGGAAAAAAATGACGACTGAACGTTGGTGTAAAAAATGTAATAAAATGTGTCACTGTCTTAATAAAGAAGACGAGTGTACCAACTGTGAATGTAATGGTAGAGCAGAAGATAAAAGTTTTGAAAACGAAGGTGGTCTTGTAATTGACGACACCGGAGAATGTGAAAGCTGTCAATAATATGGAGGCTTATTATGGACTACAGATTTACAGCACTTTTGATAATTTTGATGTGTTTACTGGCTATTTTCGTACGTCCAGCCCCGGACTCACCATTGAAACTTGATGCAAAAGATTATATACTTCCTAAACCAAAACCAATTGATGACGAAGCGGCTTGGAATGAGATTGAATGATTGAAAAATTAATGACAATGCTGGTTGGAATCTTGTTGGCGTTAGCCGGCTGGAGTCTATCTAGAACTTTTGAACTGTCTACTATCCAGGCAGTACATGAAGATAAAGTACAAAGAATTCAAGCACAAGTTTTAAAACTAGAAGATCAGATGGATAAAATGATGGACTCTGATGAAGAGATCATGGACCAACATAAAAAACTATTCGAGAAACTTGAATCAGGGAACACGGGGTATAGTTATAACTAATGAAAACAATATTTTTTATAGTAGTAGTATTTGCATTAAGTTCATGTTCAATAGGACCTAAATGTACATACACGCAAGAAGGAACAAAAATTAAATCATGGATCTGGTTTACAAAAGAAGTACCAGCAGATCTAGATAAAATGAATTGTAACTAATATGGCACTTAAAATTTCAGAAGAAGCAGCAGTTCAAATGCCTATGAAGACGGTAGCCAGCCTCATCGCGCTGGTTGCACTTGGAACCTGGGCTTACTTCGGCGTTATTGAAACTCAAAATAAACTTTCAACAGAAGTAGAATTAATGCAAAAAGATTTAACTGAGAATACAGAGTTTAGAATCAAATGGCCACGTGGACAACTAGGTTCATTGCCCGCTGATTCTGAGCAGTTCATGATGATCGAAGATCTATATAAAACTACTGAGAAGTTAAACAAACATATCGAATCTATGGCTTTAAATAAGGTAAATATAGAATTTTTAAGAAAACAAATGGATAAAGTTTTAGATGATATTGAAAAGCTTAAAGACCAAAATAGAGAGATGCATTATAAAAACGGAAATGGGGATAAATGATAGAAGCTGTGGTAGCCCTACTTATGTTTGTAAACGGAGAGATTAAGGAAGCGCGTATCCAAGACTCGATGGGAATGTGCCTTAGCGGCAAACGTAAAGCGGAGAGACAATATAGTGAAACAGTATCTTATAAATGCTGGAAAGGTACGGCAGAACTAGAAGATAATATTGATGGGTCCAAATCAATTAAAAAATTAATCATTGAATAATGAAGAAAAATTGTAATCAATGTAAGGCAGAGTTTGAAGCCAAACAAGACTTAGATTTATTCTGTAGTCAGGAATGTAAACAAGAAGCATTAGCTGAACTGGATAGTGGTAGTGATGAGTGTCTCTCATGTCAATAAAAAGAATCCTGTAGCAAAGATTCTAAGGGATAGACGTTATCGCCAGATTGTGATAAAGAATAAGAAAGCATATGACAGAAAAAAACAATGGACAAAAAAGAACCTCTTAACTCCCAATTCAACTTAGAAGCTCAAGTGGTTAATGGGCGTTGTCCTACTTGTACTGAAGAAAGTATATTTGTATCTTTATATAAAACAATTTTTAGATGTACCAATTGTGGTGCTGATATAGAACAAAAGATTAATGGTAAGATAAGTTACATGCCTCATGTTACAAACAAAACTGAGATATGCATAAGACATTTCAATGAGCAAAAGAGCTAAATTCGGGATTAGTACTAAACCTAAACGCGATAAACCTAGAAAAAGGCCTGGAAGACACAAGAAAAGGCTCAATAAACATACTAAAAGAATGACAAAGCGAAAATATCGCGGCCAAGGCCGTTGACAAATATCCCTAGATATCCTATATATAGGGAATGAAAGAAAAACAGCAAAAGCAAGCAATAATATATCCTTTATTTTCTATGCCTTTAATGGCAATTAAATTAGATATACAAAATAAAAACCTTCTTAAGATTATTAAAGAAACTAAGTATCGAGCCACTACCTTTTCGGAAGGAAGTTATATTTCTGTTTCTAATAAAATATTAGAAGATAAAAAATTAAAAAAAGAAAAAAAGATTTTCATAGACGCTATAAGAGCATACTTCCATATGTTAAGTTATAGTAAAAAATATAAAATATTAAATTCTTGGGCCACTAAAACATCAAGTGGATGCATGAGTCAAATGCATGTTCATCGTAATAGTTGGTTAAGTTGTGTTTATTACCCTGAAGATAATACGGGGCAGAGCCTTAGCTTTACAAGAAATTTACCTAACACTTCTTTCTTTGGTTTAGATTATGATGACCCTCATAACATATATTCTTGTGATGAGTTTAAAGTAGAACCAAGCCAAAATATATTACTAATATTTCCAAGCGAACTTTATCATCAGATAAATACTAATACATCTCTTAACACTAGATACTCATTAGGATTTAATATTAATCCTGTGGGTCATTTTAAAAAAGGAACAGATGGAGAAATTGTTTATGAATAAAGCATTTACTACTCAAACTTTTGATTATCCCCAAGCTGAAAAAGTAAAGTCTTCTTTAGTTAAAATAGTTAAAGATAATTACTGGGCTACCATTCAAGGAGGAGGTTCCAGAACAGATTTTGATCTACATAAAAAAGATATAAAAGAAATGAATACCCTACTTCATTGGATACAAAGCAAGCTACCAAGAGTAGCTTATAATTTTTCACAAGGAGGTGAAGATAACGGTAGAATGGACACTGTTGGATTTAATGTTAACTCATTTAGAATTGAAGAATGTTGGGGTGTATACTATAAAAAAGGAGAGGGGGTTGTTAAACATAATCACTTCCCTTATTCATTTACCTTTCAATATTGTGTAGATGCTCCTAATACATCACCACCATTTATTATAGAAGGTAAAAAAATAAATTTAATCCCCGGAAAGATTGTGTTCTTTCTTTCTCACCAGTATCATTGGGCAAAAGCCACACCCGTTGATGGAAGATGTGTAATAGTAGGAAATATTTTATATGAAAGATAAAACAATTACTTTAAAAGTAAGCAATATAACACCAAAACAATGGTCAAGTTTAGTTATTGAACTTAATCTAATGGCTAATTCATGGAAATCTTATGGACCTAAAATTAAATTAAAAACACATAACTTTGACAGAATAATAAAATGGGGAAGGAGTAATAATGATAACACTAAAAGAGTTAGACGAACTCGCTTGCAAATGGAATCGAACGAAGAATCCGAAATATAAAGAAGAGTGGTATAAACTGGTAAAAAAATTTAATGAAATACATTGTAATAATACTCCTGTTAAGTACGAACGGCCTAGAGAAAATAGAACTTAAAACCACTGAATCTAATTGTAATGAAATTGCAGATGCATGGCGTGAAGTAAACACCACTTATCGTGGACCTGGTATGGGACAGGGAAATTATACCAAGGATGGTAAGCTAATGATAGGACATATCTGTCAATGATTATTTTTATAAAAGACAATTTTATAACTAAGCAAGACTGTGATTGGGCAATTGAAACCTACAAGAAAAACCAACATAAAGCTAAATCTTTTAGAGATGTTTATCCTTTAGAAGTACCTATTAGATTTCTCCCTAAATTAAATAAACAATCATTCGAATTAAACCGTTCACAGGTAGACTGGGCTGAAATAGTAAGATGGCCCATAGGAAGTCATCAATCTTTACACTTTGACAATGCCAAAGACAATACAACACTAGCTTCAATAGTTTATTTAAATGATGATTATGATGGAGGACACACTTATTTTGAAAATGATATAGTAGTCACACCTAAGCAAGGAAGAGCTTTATTCTTTGATGGAAAGTATTTTAAACATGGAGTGAACACTGTAAGTGGTTCAGAAAGATTTGTTGTAGCTGCATGGTACAAACCTATAACACAAGAGGGATATGTGAAATAGGTTTATTGTGGTGAGAAGATTAATCCCCTACCACATTTTGGACACATTGTCAATTATATGTCTGTTTTGGGTTTTGGTTTAGGTTTAGGCAAAATGGTTTCTTCACCTTGGCGCTGACAAAAAAATTTTATAATAGTCCCATATTCATTAATATCTTCTTTTCCCATTTCTTTAGCTTTCTTAATAGATTCTTCATAACCTGCTATCATACATTCATAATGGCTACTATATGTAGTAGGCATACGGTGAGGTTCGAGGCACATGTTGTACACACTTGTGCATATAATCATACTTAATACAAATTTCATCTTGACAACTCCCTTATCAATCCTATATATTGCTCATAAATATATGAAAGGAACACAACAATATGACTGATATAAGTAAATATCGAAATGTATCCCTAACACACGATACATACAAGACTTTAATTTCTTTGTCCAAAGTTTTATTGCCCGATGCAAAACTATCTATAAGTAAAACTGTAGAATGTTTGGCAAACGAGAAAGCAAAAAAACTTAATGGAAAAATTAAGGAAATTAAAAAATGAAGACTATTTGTCAAACATGTAAAGGTAACGGCTTTGTAAAAGTTGGAACTGAATGGGGAGAAACAGTTGGCCAGTGTTGGGACTGTGAATCGGAAGGTGAGATTAAACATGAAGATAGTGATAGTTATTGGAACTATATTCCTGCTGACAGCGTGCAGTAATCTAGATTTTGAGGGATACGATCCTTCAACTTCTTTGATAAAATGGGTTATAACCAAAAAAGACAAAGAGGAAGTTAGACTTCCCCCTGAACACGGAGCTGAGAATGCAGCACACTGACATTGCATACATCGCCGGACTCTTTGATGGAGAAGGCTGTGTAACTTGTAAGAAGAAAGCTACAAAGCGTAAAGACAGAAATAATAAAGTCTATAATCAATGGTACATTAGATGTGAATTGAGTATGACTGATAAAGATACTGTCACATGGCTTCATGAAACTTTAGGTTTTGGTTGGTGTAAAGAAAAAAGATACAACAACAAACCTAAATATAAAAAACAATGGCGTTGGGCGTGTGGATATAGAGATGCGCTACAATTTGCCAAATTGATTTGGCCTTACACACAAGTAAAACTTCATAAGATAGAACAAATAATTGATCACTACGAACCTTATGATAAAAACATAGGAGAAAATGTAGTTGATCTAGCACTCGAAAGAGAGATAAGGAAACTAGAAGATGCCAGATAAAGAAAAAATGCAAGAAGTACAATATGGAATATTTAGTTGGGGACCCTGTATAGTACACATAAGAATCTCAGAAGATTTTCATAAATTATTAATGGAAGAAGCTAAGGCAAGTAGAGTTAAGGAATTAGATTATACTAAAAAATTAGCTGGAGTTATTAAAGAAGAGTATATGTTTCGTAAAAAAGAAATATTTTTACCATGGGTATCTCAATGTTTAGGAATCTATGATGAAGCATTCCAAAAACATAAGAATGTTTATTATAAACCTGAAGATAAACCTAACTATTTGCTTTCATCTTTATGGGTTAACTTTATGAAGAAGAATGAATTTAATCCACCACACGATCACAGTGATGCATTATCTTTTGTTATATTTTTAGATGTACCTCCAGAAATAACTAAAGAACAAGAAGACTATATAGGTAATTCAGGTGGACCTGGTTCACTTGGATTTTTATATGGTGAAGGAAACAGACAAGCTATAACTTATCAATCAATCAAACCTAAAAACAGAGACATGTTTATTTTTCCTGCATGGGTAAAACATTATGTAGCGCCATTCTATTCTGATGTAACTAGAATATCAGTGTCCGGTAATGTAGCTAACTCAGTTGAGTTAAAAGATATGGAAAAGTATAACGCAGCCAAGAAACAATATGCAGGACCCAAGGGATAAATTTTTTATATTAGTGTTCACTGGGCTTGGTCTAATGATTGTCTTGAGTCTATTTATGATGGTTTTTGTATCATGAGTCGTAAAGATAAAGGTAGAAAATGGGACGGAAAATCAAGGGTTTCCACCGATAATTATAGAAAAAGATGGAATGAAATTTTTAAAAAAAAGGACCCGGATCAACCTGATCCTAACTGGATTAAAGGATACAATGAATGGAAAAAACAAGGAATCATAAACGATGAAGTAAAAGTAAAAGATTTTAAGAAGTTAAATAAAAAAATATGAAAAATGAAATACTTTATAAAATATATAATTGGATATCCAAAATAACTGGTCGTATTAACTCGTGGGCCTGGATGCGTAGTGTCATTATTCTTCACGATATAAGAAAGAAAAATGAAGATAAACAATAAATATAAATATGTGAGTGGCACACAGATCACGGACCAAGGATCACGGATCTATGATATTAATGGGGCTAGACTTCCAAGCGTAACTACGATATTAGGCAAAACAAAAAATCAACAATTTTTAAAAGACTGGAAGGCCAAAGTTGGAGAACAAGAAGCAGAACGAATCAAAAATTATAGTAGTAGGAGGGGAACTTCCATGCACAAATTCATTGAATCTCATGTATCAGGAATTGGCTACGATGATCTTACGGGGATCGGACAAGAGGCGAAGCCCATGGCCCAAAAAATTATTGAAGAAGGTTTACTTCCTGTTGAAGAATATTACGGCTCGGAAGTCACGTTGTATTACCCTGGGTTATACGCTGGGTCTACTGACTTGGTATGCAATCATAATGGTTTAGATACTATCATCGATTTCAAGCAAGCCAATCGTCCTAAGAAGTTAGAATGGATAGATGACTATTTCTTACAAATTGCTGCGTACTGTATGGCGCACGACTACGTTCATAAATCTGAAATTAAACAAGGTATAATAATGGTCTGTACTCCTGACCTATATTACCAAGAATTCAAGTTTTCCGGGGCTGATTTACGTTCATGGAAACATAAGTTTTTAAAAAGATTAGACATGTATCATGAGTTAAAGTTTGATGAGAAAGAGAATGTAATTAAACAAGGAGACCTGAAAGACTTGTTGAAAGAAATGACTAAATGAAATGGCCAACAGTAATCATAGATAATTTTTTTAATAACTTTGAAGCTGTTAAAAAATTTTCAGAAGAAGTAGAATACTTTCCTCCTGAAGATGGTAACTGGC